CTGGCCAGTGGTCGCCAGGGTGATGTCGTCGCGGATCATGCCGATGCCTGCCCACTCGCGGATGCTGTAGGACTCGCGGATGTCTCCGACTACTGCCATCACGGTTTTCGCTGCCGAAGTCGTAATGAGCGCGGGCACATACGGAGTTACGTACACTGGCAAGCCCATTAAGGTTGCTGGCGCTGACCGGGTTATGCCGGCATCACTTGAGGGCACAAACAGCGGGACATTATTTACGATGATGCCAGCGATCGCTGCGTAGACGTCTTGCGGAATGATCCAAGCGCAGGTTGGACTATTCCAGTAAGCCGCTGGCAGAATCTCGTAGCGCATCTTCGTGAGGTTCTCGATAGTCACTGCAGACGTTGAAGTCGCAGCAGTCACCTTGAGCGCTCGCGTGTTACCCGCTCCAACTGTTGCACCAGTGCGAACGCCAGTGGTCGTAGTTGCAGGATCAAAGATGCCCGTTGGCATATTCGTTCCCGTACCACCGATGAATGCGAAGGCCTGATTCTTGGCCAACTTCTTTTGCAAGTCCATCATGACTTCGGCTTCAACGTCGAAGTTTGCCTGGCGCAACAGCGTTTGCGAAACCTGCGTGGTTGGTGAGCACAACTTTGGTGGCAACAGCACTTCAGCAAGTGCCATGTCGTTAGTCACAGCGGTGCCACCTTCAGCGATCCAAGAACCAGTGCCGCCGCCGTAGGCTGCGCTGGTCTGCGTGTTGTAGCGGAGCGATGGGTAGCCAGTGACTCCACCGCGATAATCAGCCAACGAGCGCATGAAATCTTGGCTGTCCAGGTACTTCAAAATCTCTGTCTCGTACACGGCAGGCACCATGATCGTGCCCGCAGCGGTTGCTGGCGTGGTTGCGGTTGAAAGTGCACGCACTTCAGGTGCAGCGCCGCCCTTGAGCCAACCGATGAACTGATCGCGGTACTTCTTGGTATCGCGCTCTTCGCGGCCAAGTTCCATATCGCGCTTGGCGATGATTTCAACAGCGCTCGACGATGCGAAACGCTCGCGCATTTGCGCGGAACGAATCTCTGCCTCGACGGTTGCGAGTTCGTTGGCAACTTCATGGCCACGGGCCTCGACTTCGACAGTCAAGGAATCTTGTGCGAGAATGGAATCGCGCTCTGCGGTGAGCGCCTTACGGCTTTCAAAGAGTTCGGACAGTTTCATAGCGGCATCCTTAGACGCAGACGAAGACGGGCTAAGCCCGAGGAAAGATGTCGTGCTTCGGCGCTCGTCTGCGGATAGGCGCCGTTTTCTACGATTGAGACCTCTAATAGCCTCACTTGAGTGAGTGTGCGTGTGTTGCCGCTCCAAGAATCTGAGATCACGTTGAAGCCAAACGACATCTCGCTGAGGACGTTTGCGTCCACCAGTGCGCGGATGTCTTTTGCTCGTTGCGTGTCGGGGAGCGTTACTTCAAACGCTAAACCATGCGCGTCACTGTTCAGTTGCAGCAATCCGCTCTTGGTATTTGCCAAGAGGTCACGCGAATCGTGACCGACAAGCAGCGAGATGTTGGAGCGCAGCGAATTGTCGAACGCGCCGCGGGCTACCTTCTCGGTGAATGGCTTGCCGCCATTGATGCCGCGCACGGTGAGCGGGTGGCTCGGTGCGTCGTACACCGATGCATAGCCACCGATCTTGTCGCCTTGCATACTGATCTTGGCGGTACGGATTTCAAGCAATGTCTTCACCTCCATCGATGTTCTCGGTGGCGTTGTCGCCCTGGACGGCGCTCATGCCGCCTGGCATGGAGACACTTGGAATGTCGAACTGTTCGCCTTCGATCGGAGGCAAGCCCATGCGCTTCCGACCGTCGTTCGGTGAGAGGATCCCGGCGAGGACGAGTTTTGACAGCGCCATACCCGCATCGCGCATATTGCCGCGCAGCAGGACGTCGGTATCGAGCCGTGCGTGTTCGCCGGGCCCGCAGAGTTTGCGCGTGATCTCCGACTCCCACGCGGTTACCCATTGGGCGAGTGCGCCATCAACGTAGGCGCGTGCTGTTTCGGATTGTGATGAGAGCGCCCCGCCGCCTTGCTGGTAAAGCATTTCGGGCGGTACGCCGAATGCGCGTGCGATCTCTTGGATAGAGAATCGGCGCGACTCCAAACTAGTCGTGGTTGATTCAGCGCTAATGCGCTCAGCCTTCATCCCCTCGCGCAGGATCAGCGGGCGCGATGCACCTTCCGCGGTTGCGTGCATTGTTTGCCAGGCGTCGCGGATGGCTTGCACCGTCTGATCGGACATCGCGCCCGGGTGACTGATGCTCACCTTTCCCGTACTGCCCGTTCTCACCAAACTTTTGTGGGCCGCGTCCTGGTCTGCTGCCAGTTCCATAGCGAACTTGCACGCATCCATCGGCGACATATACCAACTCGGCGACAGCGGATCGGGATAGCAACCGAGGTGCAATACCTGGTCAGCCTTGAGGAGATTTCCGCCAAGGCGGTACTGAACGCCCTCTTCGGTGAGTTCCACCGTCGATGTTCCGCTCGGAAGTGGCTGCAATTCGGCAACTGTGCCCGATGAATCACGGCGAATTAGCGCCAAACCGTTGCCCGAATCAAGCGCACACGTAGTCAGGTAGCGCCGAAACTCAAAGCCCGACTGCCAGCGCGAGGCTTCGCGCGTCATCAGTTGCGTGATTGGCGAGTCCACAACCTGGCCCTGCGAGTCAATGATCGAGAACGGCAGGCGAGCCAAGTCCGTGCTGATGAGATTCATGGCACGAACGACAGCAGGTAAATGCTGTGGTGCTGGCGTTGCCAGCGGTTCAGGCCGCGCGTAGACAACTACGCCGCTTTTGAATCCAAAGAATCGTGCGAAGATGCTCACTGAGATGCATGGAACGAATGTGCCTCAGGATGTCAAGCGATTATTTCAGACTTGCACTCTTAACCAATCGGGCAAGCGCTGGTGCTGAGTCCGGTTGACTCGCGCACCTGGTGATGTTCCATCAGCAGTGCTGCCATGTTGCCGGAAACGATTACGTCCATGTTGCCCTTGCCGCCGCGTCCCTTTACCGGCCGGATGTTGCCAACATTGTCTGAAATCAAGGTGATTTGACCGAGTCCGGACACTAAAACGGGGTCTGCCGCGTATGTCAACTGGCGACTTTTCAGCAGATCTGCCCATACCTTCCAGGCAGGGGCCATGGTTCGGATGCCCTGATCCACGGTAATGATGGGCCATCCGCGATCAATCCATCTCTTAATGTCATGCGCTTGCGCTGGATGCGGGTCGACTCCGATCTTGCGGACGTCATAAGTGGCCATCAAGTTCTCGATCTCCGCTTCGACAACGCTCATGTCCTGCCATTCACCAGGCATTCGGCGCAGATGCCCTGCCTCAATCCATTTCTGTAGCGGGTTTCGGCATCGCTTCTCGTCGAGCGCAATGTCAACGCCCGCCCACCAACACACGTTGCGTGCACGAATCATTTTGCCGTCGACCACCATGATCGTCAACGCTGTCAAATCGAGTTGGGCCCCGTAGCCACCTCGACTTAAATCCACTGCGATCACTGCGGGCGCACCGCGCAGGCGCGTCCAGTCAACCTCTTCAAACTGTCGCTCAAGGATCGCAGTATCGACATCGGAGGTCGCAATCGTGTGGTAACGGCACGCCAACTGCGTTTCAAACTCGGCAATCTGAACCGGATCGCCCGTGTTTAGCATCGTCTGCGCTGCTAGTTGCAACTGCGTCGGGTCGACAATGACGCCTAAACCTGGGTGCGCTTTCGCCCAAACAGCGGGATCCGAGGCACAATCGTCGGCATCTAGCCCGTAAATCATGGGCCACCAGCCCGCCGGATAGGGCGTTCCGTCAGCGATTGCAGCCTCGCAAGCCTGCCAGTAGCCCCAAATCGGGCGCGTCTTCTGCTCCGGATCAGGCGTAGTGATCGCCAACAGTTGCGACGTAGCAAACTTCGCAAGACCAGTGAGCAAGCGCCCGAACGCCTTATTCATGCGACTTGTCTCATCGCTGACGGTGAGTCTGCTTGTCAAACCGTCCAGGGCAGCATCAGTGCATGGCAGAGATACGTAACGGTTCCCGCCGTGTCTGACTTTGCCAGGGTGCGCTGGCGTTGAACCGCCCGATACTTTCCATCCCTGCTCGTCTTTGTCCGTGTCATCGAGCGCCAGCGTGCGGCACATGGTCTGCATTCGCTCAAAGGTCTTCTGCGCCAAGCGACCATCAGGCGCGACTGACGAGAACTCTAGCGCCTGCGATCCATCGCGCATGGCCGCCATAATCATCGATGCAGCAAACTCGGTCTTTCCATTTCCACGCGCCACCACCAACAGCAGCGCCTTGGTGGCGGGCGTGTCGGTCTTCACCTTCGACACCACTCGACGCCGGGCGAGCAAGATCATCGCGACCATGCACTGCCACGGCATCCATTCAAGCGGTTGCCCCGCGCCTTCTTCGACGCCCTGCCCACACTTGCGGGCAAACGACCGGGCGTCCTCGGCGCGGGTTTCATCCCACCACACCTGGTGCGCAGCGGGCGACTTCCGCTCGGCTAAATAGCGCTTGCACGAGTCGAGGATTCGCAGATTGGCGACGGCGCTGCCGCTGGCGATCGACTCGGCGTAGGCGTCGGCTAGGTCGGCGCATAAAGGTGGCTTTTTACTGTGGTTACGTCGTCTGTCTGTTTTGGTGG